CTAACCTGACCTCTGCTAACGCATCTGGTGGTAACCAGTACTATGTCGTTGGTTATAAGGGTTCTTCACCTTATGACGCAGGTCTATTCTACTGCCCATACGTTCCTCTTCAGATGGTTCGTGCAGTTGGAGAGAACACCTTCCAGCCCAAAATCGGCTTTAAGACGCGTTATGGTATGGTTGCAAACCCATTTGCAGAAGGCACTACAGTCGGTCTTGGCCGTCTCCGCCTCAACTCCAACCGTTACTACAGACGCGTTGCAGTCAGAAACTTAATGTAAGCTTCGGCTTCATCAGTTTATCAAGACCCCTTTACAGGGGTCTTTTTTTATGGGTTTTTTCTAAATAGGATTATCACTAAAATTACACCATGAAAATTCTAAAATGGTTTGCAGGAGGAGTTGGTGTTATTATTGTAGTAGGGCATCTGGGTATTGTTGGCCATCTACTCAATAAAGAAGGACCTAAAGTAGTTAAGACAGAAACTCCAAGGATTGACTATCCTCCTGTAGGTGATTATTCATCTTATACTGTAAAAGTAAATCCAGATGGAAGTTATAGTGTAGATTATAAGAGACATGATCCTACAGTTCTAGGTTCTGACACATATGTTGATAAATCTAACGGAGTATTTGGTATTGGTGGTAGATCAACGACTACAAGAAGTAGACAATATGTTCCTGGTACTCAATCTGAGACTCATACAGGAGTAGATGGCGAGGGAAAGCCTGTAAGATCGGAAGAGTGTATCAAGGCGGAAGGTGGAGGAGAGTCAAGCGGTGCTCTGGTGGGAGCTAGTGTCGCCACTAGTATAGTACCATTAGTTACAAATATTCCTTATATTGGATTCTTAGCATCTGGTTGGTTACTTATGTTGGGTCAAGATGTAGGTTCATCTGTCGGTAGTGAAATAGCATCAACAATAAAGGGTTGTTGATAAATAGTATATAAGATGTTATGTTGTTAAAATCAAATAATAAATGACAAACTCATTCGCAGGACAAGTTACCGATAGAAACTTTCTACAGGCTACTGGATTTAGATTTTCAGTAGCAAGAGCTGATAAGGTTGGTTTTTTCGGTAACGCAATTAATGTTCCTGGATTTACACTCGGTTCTCCAGATCAACCTAGTTATCTCAAGATGATACCTAGAGTTGGTGATATCTTAGATTTTAATGATTTAAGAATAAGATTTTTGATCGATCAAAATCTTGAGAACTATATGCAAATCCAAAACTGGATGAGGGGTCTTGGGTTTCCAGATAGTCTAGATGAGATTTATAAGTTTCAAAACTCTTGGGATGTACCTAAAGAAGAACGAAGTGAGATTAACTTAACTTCTGATGGAACTCTGACGATACTCAGTGCAATAAATACACCACTGTTTGTAGTCAAATTCTTAGACATGTTTCCGACTAGTCTTTCTGACATCAGATTTGACTCAACATTGACTGATGTGGAATACTTGACAGCTGATGTCACTTTCAAGTATCTTAACTATACTATAGAACCATTTGATTGTTGTTAAATGATTGACTTGACTGGAATCCAAGAGATGTGGGAAAAGGATTCTAAAATTGATATTGATAACTTACATACAGAATCCATAAACATTCCCGTTTTACACGCAAAATATTATGACATATATAATAACCTTATGTTACTAAGGAAAAAAGCAGAACAACAGAAGAAGAATATTCGTCACGAAAGATATGAATTTTATTCAGGTAAGGCAGATCCCGATGTTTATATCGAAACTCCTTTTCCCAAAAAGATCCGAGATAAAGACACTCTTCAAAAATATCTTGACGCAGATGAGAAACTCTCAGGAGTTTCGTTGAAGATTGACTACTACGAAGTTATGCTCAAATATATAGAAGAAATTTTAAAACAGATAAGTAATAGAACATATCAAATTAAAAATAGTATAGATTTTCTTAGATTTACTTCAGGAGCAGGGTAATGGATGATGAAGGTTACTATCATATAGAATTACCCATAGAAGGTATTCGTCTGATCCATACCGGTCTATCACAAGCAGTTGAGAGATGGCCTGGAGGTGATCCGACAGAACAATTAGATTTAATTATGATGAGAGATAATTTCTATAAGATTATGTTAGAACATAGGTTTGACAATATGTAATAAATAATAGTAACTGAAAAGTTACATTATGTCTCATTTGATTATTGAGAAGGTAAATGAAGTATATCTAAAAATAACAACTGAACCGCATGTTGAGCATGAGTTGCGGGATAAATTCAGCTTCGAGGTCGAGAATAATAAATTTATGCCCCAATACCGTAGTAGGCATTGGGACGGGTATGTGCATTTATATAATATGAAGACCAAGCGAATTTATGTTGGTCTATTAGATAAAGTTGTAGCATTCTGTGAGACTGCAGGATATACATATCAATTCGAAAATAATAAGTATTATGGACCACCTTTTGAAGTCAATGACTTTGTAAGTAAGGGGGGTGTAAAAGATTATATGGAAAGTATCTCACCAGGTATAAAACCTCGTGACTACCAAGTAGAAGGTGTATTTGATGCACTGAGATATAACAGAAAATTACTGATTAGCCCTACTGGCTCTGGTAAGTCATTTATGATTTACTGCATTGTAAGATATTTTGTTGCCCGCAAAAAGAAAGTATTATTGGTAGTCCCTACAACATCTCTGGTTGAACAAATGCAAAAAGATTTTGAAAGTTATGGTTGGGATGTTGCAAATCACTGTCACCGTATCTACGCAGGGCGTGAGAGGGTCAATACAAACTCTGTAACTATAACTACCTGGCAGTCTGTATATCAGTTAGATAGAAAGTTCTTTGAACCATATGAGGTTGTTATAGGGGATGAGGCACATAACTTCAAATCTAAGTCTCTTATCAGTATCATGGATAAGTTACATCATGCAAAGTATAGATATGGGTTTACAGGAACTTTAGATGGCTCACAGACCCATAAATGGGTGTTAGAGGGGTTGTTTGGACCATCATATAAAGTTACTGGAACAAAGAAACTCATTGATGAAGGTCATCTTGCGTCACTTGATATTCAATGTTTAGTCTTGAAGTATCGACCAAAGAGGTTTGATACATACGAAGATGAGATTCAGCATCTCATCTCTCACGAGATGAGAAATAAATTTATTACAAATCTTTCCTGTGATATGAAAGGTAATACTCTCGTCTTATTCAGTCGAGTTGAATCTCATGGTGCAATTTTATATGAGATGATAAATAATAAGGTAAGTGAAGGAAGAAGAGTATTCTTTATTCACGGTGGTGTAGATGCCGAAGATAGGGAACAAGTCAGACTCATTACAGAATCACAACAAGACGCTATCATTGTTGCATCATATGGGACATTTAGCACGGGGGTAAATATCAAACGACTTCACAATGTGATATTTGCCTCTCCTTCTAAATCAAGAATCAGAAACCTTCAAAGTATAGGAAGGGTATTGAGGAAAGGCAAAGATAAAGTGAGTGCTAAACTTTATGATATTGCTGACGATTTTACGATTAACTCAAGAAAAAACTATACACTAAATCATTTTATTGAGAGGATTAAAATTTACGTATCTGAACAGTTCAACTACGATATTTTAACTATTGATATAAAAGACTAAACAAGGAGAGTATATGCTTGAAGACGATTTCTTTGCCACCATAAAACTTAAATGTGGTGATGAGATATTTGCCAAGGTAGCAGCATCTGATGAAGATGATAGAACTATGTTACTGGTATCAAATCCTATTATGATAGAACCTGTGAAGAGTAGAGGTTCTATTACTGGATATAAGTTTGAACCTTGGTTAAAGACTTCTCATGAAGATTTGTTTGTAATCAATCTAGATGATGTTCTTACGATGTCTGAATCAGAGAATCTTGAGATGATTATGAACTATCAAGAGTACATAAGAAAATCTACTAAAACTAACTTTCAGAAGTTAGATAGAAAGATGGGATACATTTCTAGTGTTCATGATGCTAAAGAAGTTCTAGAGAAACTCTATAATCTCTAAGAACCTATAACTTATCTATCAAACGGGACAAGCCTAGTCTATGTGGCATTTGTATTCTTGTCAACACTTGTCGAACTGATAAGGTCATGTTATAATAAGTACAACACATTATTCGGGTTAAAGACTTGAAACCATTATGCCAAAACCAAGAAGTACAGAACACTATGTAAACAATAAGGAATTTCTGAATGCTCTTGAGAATTACTTTGCACAGGTTGCAACAGCAAAACTCAATGACCAACCCAAACCAGTTATTCCTAGGTATATTGGTGAATGTTTCCTGAAGATTGCAAACCATCTATCATACAAACCTAACTTCGTGAACTACATGTTCAAGGATGATATGATTTGTGATGGTATTGAGAACTGCGTAAGATACATTCATAACTTTAATCCAGAAAAGTCAAAGAACCCCTTTGCATACTTCACTCAGATTATCTACTATGCATTTCTGAGACGTATCTCTCAAGAGAAAAAGCAACTAGAAATTAAAAACAAGATTCTTGAGAAGAGTGACTTCGATGAGGTCTTTGATTCCAATGAACTTGACAGTGGTAACTATTCCGACTATAACAGTATTAAAGATGCAGTGCATCAGAAACTGAGAGGTGGTTGATTATGAATGGAAGTCTTGACCCAGAAGAGCGTATTCTGGATAAACCAACTATCAACGAACTCGTTGCTGGTTATGTAGAAAAACTTGGTTGGTCTGTAGATGATGAGATTACTGTAGAACTCGGTGGTACTCAAATCTCAGGTATTGATGTTGGTGAAGAGTATAACAGAAAGTGGCAGTCACCTATCGGTACTCGTAAGTATAATAAAGATTGTTTCATCGTTATCAAAAACCAATCACGTAGAGACCTCACCAAATCACAACCTTTAGACAGAGAACACAAACCTCATCATGCAAGTAGCGATAATCAGCGACACGCACTACGGCGCTCGTAAAAACTCTAAACTCTTTCACGATTACTTTGAAAAGTTCTATCAAGATGTCTTCTTCCCTACACTAGAAAAGGAAGGTATCGATACTGTAGTACATATGGGTGATGCATTTGATAGTCGTAAGAGTATTGAATTCAAAGCACTAAAGTGGTCCAAGAGAGTTGTGTTTGACCCTCTTAAGGAACGTGGTATCAAAATGCATCTTATGGTTGGTAACCATGACGCATATTACAAGAACACAAACGAAGTTAATGCAGTAGACCTTCTACTGAAAGAATATGATAATGTTGAGGTTTATTCTTCTCCTACAGAGGTGTCATTGGGTGGTCTTAAAACTCTCTTTATTCCTTGGATCAATGAAGATAACCAAAAAGAAACAAACAAGATCATCAGTAAGACCAAGTGTCCAGTCGCGATGGGACACCTTGAACTCAATGGGTTCAAAGTCAATAACCAAATCGTCATGGACCACGGTCACGACAGTAGATCCTTTGATAAGTTCAAAAAAGTATTCTCGGGACATTATCACACTAGATCCGACAATGGGACCGTTTATTATCTCGGTAATCCCTATGAAATGTTCTGGAGTGATGTCAAAGATGCCAGAGGTTTCACTATTTTTGATACAGAATCTCTAGAACATACTCCAGTCAACAATCCTTACAGATTGTTCTATAACATCTATTACGAAGATACTGACCATCAAACATTCAATACTACAGAGTATGAGAATAAGATTGTCAAGGTCATCGTAAGAACGAAAAGTGACATCAAGAAGTTTGAAAAGTTTATTGACAAACTTTATGCAACTGGTGTTGCAGACCTTAAGATTGTAGAAAACTTTCAACTCGTTGAGAGTGAAGAGTTTGAAACAGAAGAGTCGGAAGATACCATGTCTATTTTAAGTCGGTATATTGACGAGTCTGAAACTGAGTTAAATAAACCACTAATTCAATCACTGATTAAAGAAATATATCAGGAAGCGTGTGAGGTTATTTGATGCATATTATCACAGTCGTAGGTAAAGAGAAGGAAGGAGCATATTCTGTTATCGATGAAGATGGAGAACAAGTTCTTTATATTTTCATGGAAGAGGATGACGCCACAAGATACTCTATGCAATTAGAAGAACTTGGTTATCCTGAGATGACTGTGTTAGAAGTAGATGATGAAGTGATGATAAAAACTTGTGAAATGCACGATCATCGTTATACTGTGATCACCCCCAATGACATTGTAATTCCGCCTGACGAAGAATATGATAACCTTTAAGAAAATTTCCTGGGCCAATTTTTTGAGCACCGGTAATCAACCAACCGAAGTTATTCTTGACGGGACTGCAACTACCCTAATCATTGGTGCCAATGGTGCGGGTAAGTCAACTATTCTTGATGCATTGACATTCGTCCTGTATGGGAAGTCATTCCGTAAGATCAACAAGGCACAACTTATTAACTCTACAAATGAGAAGAGTTGTTTGGTTGATATCGAGTTTGATGTCAACAGTGTGGAGTGGAAGATTCAACGTGGTATCAAACCAAACATCTTTAAGATTACTCGTAATGGTGAAGAGTTAGACCAATCACATTCTGCAATTGATCAACAGAAGTGGTTGGAACAAAATGTTCTCAAGATGAACTACAAGAGTTTCACACAGATTGTGATTCTGGGTTCTTCTACCTTTGTTCCCTTTATGCAACTACCCGCATCTAGTCGTAGAGAAGTTGTAGAAGATCTTTTGGACATTAAAATCTTCTCGTCAATGAATGATCTAATCAAATCTAAGATTCGTATTATTCGTGAAGAGACAAAGACTCTACAATTGAAGAAAGAATCTATTCAAGATAAAGTGGATATGCAAAAAGACTTTATCGAGAAACTTGAGAGTCAAAGTAAGGAAGACATTACGGCCAAGACTAATAGTATTGACTCTATCAATACTGAAATTGAAACTCTATTCCAAAAAAGTCTAGTCGAAGAAGATAAACTTACCGAACTAAATAAATCTTTAGAAAAATTTGAAGGAGTCCAACAAAGACTTCGTGAGTTTGGTAGTGTGAAAGGTAAACTGTCACAACGTATACAAACTATTGTTAAAGAACATAAATTTTTTACCGAGAATACGGTTTGTCCTACCTGTGACCAAGACATTGAGGAGTCTTTTCGTGTAAATAGAATTAGTGATTCCCAAAGTAAAGCAGAAGAGTTGCGTGAGGGGTATGAAAAACTCCAAGAGGCAATTAAAGACGAAGAGTTGAGGGAATCCCAATTCAATCAACTTACCAAGGAAACAACAAAAGTACTTAATGACATTTCTTCTTTCAATGTACAGATCTCTAGTTTACAGAAACAGGTTAGAGGACTGGAATCAGAAATTCAAACTGTTACCAGTCAGATCCAGAACAGAAATACTGAACATGAGAAGTTAGAAACCCTAAGAAGTACCCTTGACCAAACATATGATGAACTTACCAAAAGGAAAGAAAATATTTCCTACCATGATTTCGTATACAGTCTTCTTAAAGATGGTGGAGTCAAGGCAAAAATTATTAAAAAGTATCTTCCACTCATCAATCAACAGGTAAATAATTACCTTCAGATGATGGACTTCTACATTAATTTTTCATTGGATAGTGAATTTACCGAGACGATTGAATCTCCGATTCATGAAGATTTCTCCTACGCATCCTTCAGTGAAGGTGAGAAGATGAGAATCGACTTGTCTCTACTTTTTACCTGGAGAGAAATATCTAGAGTCAAAAACTCTGTCAATACTAACCTGATGATTCTGGACGAGGTTTGTGATAGTAGTCTGGATGGAAGTGGGTCAGATGACTTCATGAAGATTATTAGATACCGACAACCAAATACAAATGTATTTGTCATTTCCCATAAGGATGGCATTGAAGATAATTTTGATCAAGTCATTCGATTTCGCAAGATTAAGGGATTTAGTAGTATCGAATAATTATATATAGTATAGTAGTTGGAAGAGGTAATGAGAAACTATTATACTTATGCATACTTAAGAGAAGATACAACACCATACTATATTGGAAAGGGTAAGTGTGGATCTGGAAGACACTTACATAAAAGTCATCATGTACCCATTCCACCAAAAGAAAGAATACTTATACTGAAAGATAATAT